AAAACCTCATAACTTAATTCTAATTTTGTATCTTCGTTATACTTATTATCTGATGCTAAAGTATATAAAGCATCCATTAATTGAGCTCTCAATTGTGGTGGAAGATAATGCATATTTAATCCAATAAAACCACCTTTTGCTTTATTTATTGGGAATATGAGTGGAAACCTATCATAGTAAGGTAAAGTTTCTTTTCCTTTAGGATCATATTGAAAAAAGTACATTTCTCCAATGTATCCTTCACCTGTTAATCTTGCTCTACTTCTTCCAGGACCAGATGCTTTTGTGATTGTTTCCTGAGTAATTGCTTTGCCGTCTTTTGTGTTGGCTTGCTTACGATACCACTCTCTTGCGGTTTGAGTACGAGCAGGTACTTCACCTCTTCGTATACCCTTTGCTAATATATCTGAAAATAAAGTTGCCACTTACCTTGCTCCTGGGATATGTTTTTCAGTCATAATTGTAAACTGCCAACCTCTGTCTGCACAAAAAGATTTTGCTGCCTTCCATTTTGCTTCATTAATACCATATCGTTTAACTTCGTTTAAATATCTTCTTGATATTCTACCTGTCTTTGTTTTATTTTTATTCGCAGGATTTGGTGGTACACATTGACTGCTTGGTTTAATTTCAATCATAATCGTTTGAGGATTACCTAAACCATCTTTCTTATGTACTATCACATCAGGAAAGTACCTATGTATACGACCGTCTATCGGAGAACGATATGGAACAATCACTTCTTCTGATTGCCACCATATAACATCGTTATGCAAATCAAGCCACTTAAATACTTTAAATTCCCATAAAGACCGATAAATAATCTTTGTAGGATCACCTTTATACTTTTCGGGATGCTTTGGTCTAAATCTACCCTTATATGCCATAATATACTTTCCGATTTCCGTTATAAATAATAAAATTATCCGTATACATATTTATTAGAAATTGTCGGAAGGAATCCAAGGAAAACAGAATGGCAAGACCAGATTTAACAACAAGAAATAAAGATAAGACAGGTACTGACCGACTACAATGGCCTTCTGCTTCATTCCCACATGGGATTCAAATGATATTTAAGAAGTACGATTATTCAGAAGTCGTTGGTAGTTCAAAGGTTGGTAATTTAAGTCCTGCCGCTGAAGGTAGTTCGGCCGAAGCTGGTACTACACAATGGAGAACTGCAGCACAGCGTCGTCGAGCTCAAGAAAAAGATTCATTTGTTTTAGAATTACCCATACCAAAAACTTTAACTGATAGCACAGGCGTTTCAATCTCTAGTTTTGAAAGAAGCTTTATTGAAGAGTTCTTAGTTTCAAAAGGAGTTGGTTTGGCACAAGGCGGTGATATGATGGGTGAGCTAAAGAAACTTGGTAATGCAATTGCTGGAACGGCAGGTTCTATTGTTGGAGGAGGTGATGGGAAGGCATTCACGGGAATCTTTAATGAAGAAAATGCTAAAGTATTCGCAAGAGTAGTTGGTACATTAGGAACAAGCGTACTTGGTGGTTTAGGACTTGGGGATAAATCTATTGGTGCAGCGATGGGAGCTGTCACTAACCCATTAACAACTTTACACTTTGGTGGAGTTGACCTCCGTTCTTTTACTTTTGACTGGCAATTATATCCATCAAACGCAGCCGAAGCTGACAGCATACGCGATATTGTTAAAAAAGTAAAAGCTAAAATATTACCAAGAACACAATCTCTTGCACCAAATGATACTAATGCTCAAGCAGTTTTATCAGGAAGCTCAGGACTTTCAAAAGCATATTTAGAATACCCTTCAGTTGTATACATAAATCTATTAGGAGTAAATGAAGATCACTTTCCAAGATTTAAACCTTGTATGTGTAGTAATATTTCTGTGAACTATGCAGAAGGCGGAGCATTAGGAATTGCTGAAGGCGGTGTACCTTCTGGTATATCAATACAAATGCAATTTATGGAACTTGAGATTCAAACTGCAGAAGATTATGGTGCTACATCTGCTGCAGGTATTAATTTTGACCTTCAACCTGAAACAACAAATGACGATGCGGCAGGAGTAGGCGGAGGAACACCAACTAATGAGTAAAAAATATTTCGAAGATTTTCCAATCGTAAAATATCAAGGAAGAAAAGTTAGAGACATTACTCGACGAGCTTCTTTTCTAAGAGCAGTCGCAAATAATCCTTATGTATATTATTCTTATACAGTTAAGGATGGAGAAAAAGCAGAAGATATTGCTTTAGATTATTACGGTTCAGTTGATTATGTTTGGTTAGTTTATATGGCGAATAATATTATTGACCCATATTACGAATGGCCGATGGATGCACAAACGTTTAACGATTACCTTGTTTACAAATATGCCGAACAATCTGGCGAAGTCGGAGAAGATGTGATTGATTGGACTAAAGACGAAACAATTGATGAAAACATTTTATATTATATCAAAAAAGTATAGGAATAGCAAATGGCAGCAGTAGATGACATAGTATTAGCACCGGAATCTTTCCGAACAATTTATCTTCGTAGAGAGGACCGCGTTATTATGCGTACTGAACGTGGTGATAAGATTATTATTAAAAGAATTGTTCCTGAGGATTGGGTGCCTTATCGTATCTATGAATATGAAGAAGCTATTAATAATAACAAGAAAGAAATATTCTTATTTGATAACTCATACTTAAATCAGCTCAAAACAGAATTTACAAGAAGCATAACTGGTTCTTCATAATATGGAAACTTTTAACCCTGGATATTGCACAATTGAACAAGCAATACTAAAATCATATAAAGGTGATACAGAAAATATTGCCGGTATGATTCCGCATTTTTCTATGTCTGCATCAATTGGACAAGTTGCTATCAGCGGTGAAATAGAAGTATTAGATGGTGTTAATTTATTAAATAAACTTCCTATTCGTGGAGAAGAAGAATTAAATATAGTTCTTAAGTGTCATGATTTACAAACTGAGGTTGAGTTAAACCTACAAGTAATTGAAGTTGCTGACTTAATTCAACAAACTTCATCAGGAGATACTTATAAGTATACTCTAAAATTTATTACAAAGTCATCTTATAAAGCAGGCATACAAAATATTATTACTGCATTTAGAAATAAGAAAGCATCATATGCGGCAAACCAATTATTTAAGAAATATTTTAAACCAAATTTAGAATCTTCAAGAAAATTTAATATTGAAGAATCAGATGGAGTTATGAGATTAGTTATTCCTGACTATACTCCTCAGGAAGCAATGAACTTTTTATGTAGAAAAGCTTTCACAAAAAGTTCAAAGTCATCAACTTATAGATTCTTTGAAACAATAGACGGTTATAATTTTGTGACGGATGAATGGCTTTTAGCTGAAGCACAAAAGAAAGAAATTAAGAATTTAAAATATACTCCAATAGTTGATAGGAATCCTTTGGAAGGTAAAGTAATTATTGAAACATTGGAAGACTTTAAAAATTCAGCTCACGTAAATACATTAAATGATATGCGAGCAGGTGCATATAAGAATACAGTAATGGAGATTGATTTAACAACTCACAAGAAAAGAGTTTTTAATTATGACTATTTAGAAAAGAAAGGTTCTTATAAAGGAATGCAAGGTCAAGTAGGTGGCATTTCAGGAAGTAAGCATACTGAAGATTTTATTAAAGAAACATTTACATATGATAATGCACCACAGAATATAGTTTATAGAGATTGGTCTCCTGAAGGATTTGAAGCCAAAGATGGAATGGTTCCAAGAGAAGACCAACATATGACTGAGATTATTCAAAATAGAATAGCATATCATTATCATATGATGGAGAATATGTGCAGTGCAGTTATTCGTGGAAGAATAGATTTAAAACCAGGTGAAGTAGTTAATCTTTCTATTTTAGAATCTAACGCTTCATTGGAAGCTGAACAGAACAAAAGATTAAGTGGATATTATTTAATATATGCAGTAGGAAATAATATTAACGGTGAAAGTTTAGAGACAGCTCTTAAACTTGTTAAGTATGATTGGGAAACTGAAGTATGATAAGCACAACAGGTATCGGACAACCACAATTCTTTATTGGAATTGTTGAAAATAACGTTGACGAATCTCGTGAAGGCAAAGTCCAAGTACGAGCATTTGGTATACACGGTACACATTCCGATATTGAAACAAAAGATTTACCTTGGGCTCTTTGCGCTTCAGGTAGTTATGACCCAAACAATCCTCCTCCACCTTTAAACTCATTTGTATATGGAATGTTTCTTGACGGTAAGTCAGCACAACATCCTATGATACTTGGTTTAATTCCTGGCACTTATAATACAGAATTAAATCCTGTGGCTGATGGATATGGAGTTATCGCAGCAAAGGATGGAGATTTATTAGGTGGTTCTTATGCTCCTCGTAATTTCAACGCAGGAGGTGGTCCTGATAAATTAGCAACAGGTGAAAAATTATTAGAAACATATTTGTTGGGAATGGCAGCAAACAGAGTACATGACCAAAAGATTGCCAACTCTGATGATACTTGGGCTGAACCTACACCTGCTTATGCAGCAAAATATCCATATAATAAAGTAATTAAAACAGCAAGACATTCTATTGAAATTGATGATTCGCCTGGTGCAGAAAGAATTATGATTCATCACAATAGTGGTGCATATATTCAAATAGATGCAAAAGGAACTGTTTCTGAAAAAGCAACCGCAGACCGTTATGAAGTTAACATTGGAACAAAACACGAATCTTCAGGACATAGTGTCGTTACGATAAATGGTAATGCACATGTATATGTTAAAGGAAATAAGACAGAAGAAATAGAAGGCGATTATCGAATGCTTGTCCACGGAAATGCCGAGTTTGGTGTTGGTGGTCAAATGAACTTAAATGGTGGAGAACAAGTTCAGTTAAGAGGTGGAGATGTTAAGCTCGAAGCAAATGCAGGTATTATGACTGCGTTTGCGAAAAAAGAAATTCAGTTTGAGTCAGTAAAACAATTAAACTTCGTATCTCAAAATATTAAAAACAGCGCATTAAATACTTATGATGTATATTCAAATAAAGCAATTAAGTTATCCTCTCCTGGTGACATTCATTTAGCTGCGTCCAATATTGTTAACCTAGCAAGTGGTTTACTTCCTCCAACGCCTCTCTCAGGATCTGCAGGGACACCTGGTTGGAGTTTAACAACTCCTACGATGAATATCGCAGCAGCAACGGGTAGCTTTGCTGGAGTATGGAATACAACCGCTATTAATACAGGAGCTTTAACTGCAAGCACAGTTGTTAATACTCCTTCAGTTATCGCAACATCAGTCGCAGCAACAAGAGGTGACTTTACAACAATAGGTGCGCCATTACCTTCAGGTCCTGTATCTTATAATGGAGGATACAGTGTACCAGTTGCTTCGGTTTCAATACCGAGTGTACCTGCTTTATTACCTCCTGCTGTAAGTACACCTATCACAGCACCATTACCTGGGTTTACTTCAGGTTGGGCTTATCCTACAGGAAACGGTCCAGAGTTTCTTGCTAAAGTATTAACAAGCCCATTCACATCATTGATTTCTGACTTTATACCAATTGGGTTAGGAGCATGGGGTATGGCTTTAGCAAAAATGCCTGAACCGCCAAGTAAGTCAACATCAATTGTTCCTCAAGGATATTTTGCGATGGGATACGCTTCAGGAGTACTATCACCGTTGGATGATACAGCAACCGACTCAACTAGGAGTATCATATAATGGCTGAAGTATGTATTGATAGAAATGACCAAACAACTCAGAATAAGTTAAATCTTGACCCTGCGATTTTAACTGATTCACAAGGTAGATATACTCTTGCACAAATAGATGCTGTCACTGAAGAGATTGCACAAAGTATTGTAAACGAAGCGGAAATAAATCCACTTTCAAGAGCAGTTAACAAATATGGTGATAGATTATATAATGCAACCGATTATTTAAATGGATTATTAAGACAAAAGATTGGTAATTTAGATTCTTATCCTGACCTCGCAGGAAGATGGCAAAGAGGCAATATTTCTAATTTAGAAATGGCCGACTTTTTACAAAATTATAATTACACTGCAGATGGATTTATTAACGAGGTCGATACACCAAAGCTTGCTCGTAATTTAGATTCATATTATAAAAACGATTTCAGTACAAGTATCTTAGGTGGATTCTGTGATAGGTTTGATTCGCTCTTTGCTTCAATTGATGCTTTCTTTGATTTGATTGGAGAGGTTGAAGAACTCTTTGCTTCTGTTCTAAACTTTGTAAGTAAAATACAAAGAGGATATGACGGTCTTAAAGATTTAACTGTCGCAGAAATTATTGATAAATTAATAGACGAAATTAAAAAGAAGATAGGTGATGTAATTGATAGAATCTTTCAGGAAGTACAAGATGCAATAGATAACTTTGACCCTGCTGCTATCACCGAAGGATTTGATACTTTTGTGGATTCAAAGGTTGTAAAAGGTATTATGACAGTAAGAGAACAATCTTGCGCGTTCTTTACTGATGCAAATAAGAAAAAGATTAAAGATAAAGTATTAGGATTAATTGATTATGCGGTAAGTTTATTTAATTCTCCTGGGATTGAAGAAATACAATATCTTATTGCTCGTGTATGTGCTCTTGCTGGCAACATAGAAGCTCTTATAAAGGACATCAATTCTCCACTTGATAATTATACTTCAAGATATTCGACGATCGTTAGCCGCCTTAAAAGGATTTCGCAAATCAATGAGTCGTCAGCAATACGAGGTGGAGCTATAAGGTATTCACCAACAACTCGTCAAGAGGTAATAAATAGATTAGAAGGCAGATGGACTGAGACAGGTGGAAATGTAATTACAAACACTGGTGAACCGCCTAAAAATATTGCTCCTATCACTGCGGCAGATTATAGAGATCTTCCAAGATGTGGTACAGTATTTAAAGGTAGCGATTCAACATTTGGTGTTGACCTTTCTCAAGAAGTATTTGATGAAAAGGAAGGCGACGGAATTTACGCATATACGAGAATTGACCTTGATGTTAAAGTATATCTAAAAAGATTACATACAGCATTAGCAACTTCTGAAAAGTTTACAATAAGAAATGGTTGGGTAAGTAAAGCTTACAATAAAAAGAAAGGTTATGCTGAAGACAATTCTCATTTAAGTGGAATGGTTATTGATGTCAATAAAGATATGGATGACCCAGCAAGATTTATTGAATTAGCTTTTGAAAATGGATTTAAGTATGTTAAAGAATACGACGATTTCATTCATTTAGATTTAAGAGAAATATTATAAATGGCAATAGCAGATTACATATCACCGAAAGCAAAGAAGGTTAATCTTTACTCAGATTTTCATAAAGACCTTCGCACAAGTCCAGTGTCAAAAGATATTGCCTTATTAAAAGACGAAGACGCAGTTAAAGATGCAATTAAAAATTTAATCTTAACTGACCGTGGTGAAAGACCTATGCAACCATACTTAGGTGGAAGCATAAGAGATATGCTTTTTGAAAATCTTACACCCGGCACAATGAAACTTATAAAAGATAGAGTAGCATCTACAATTAAGACATATGAACCAAGAGCAGAATTATTGGACGTATACGTTTCAGGAGACTTAGACAGTGGTCAAGTTGTAGTCCGAATTATGTTCTATGTTCAAAATGAACAACAACCAATTAATTTAGATGTTATATTAAAAAGGAATAGATAGAGATGGCAAATCCAAAGACTCCAATTACCGAATTAGATTTCGCAGCAATTAAAGAACAGTTTAAAGTATATCTTCAAACACAAACGCAGTTTAAAGATTATAACTTTGAAGGTTCTAATATGTCTGCTTTACTTGATGTACTTTCATTTAACAGTTATCAAAATAACTTCTATACAAACATGGCACTTAACGAAATGTTTCTTGACTCTGCCGTCCTCAAGAACTCAATCGTTTCTCATGCAAAAGAATTAAATTATATTCCAAGATCTCGTAAGTCAGCAAAAGCCATTTTAAATTTAACAATTACAGATAACACTGCCACTGAATCTACAATTACTGTTCCTCAATACTTTGCTTTATCTGCCAACTATCAAGGTGAAAGTTATAACTTTATTACTAATGAAGCTTTCACAGCAAGAAGAATATCACCTGGTGTATATCAAGTACAAAATGTTCCATTCTTTGAAGGAGAAATTTTACAGAGTTTCCAAAGAGAAGGATTTATTGTTGATGCTGATGGAGTATTAAGAGTTTATCTAACAAACAACGAAGTGGATACTGATTCTATTGTTGTGTTTGTTGATGCTGAAGCAACTGACGATGCAAACGTATTCACAAGAGCAAATACTATTTTCGGTGTTCAGCCTACAGACAAAGTATTTTATTTAGAACCTTATCTCGATGATCGTTATTCAATTTACTTCGGTAAGAATCAGTTTGGTTTACAGCCTGAAGAATTTGAAGATGTAAGAGTAAGATATAGAATCTGTTCAGGTGAAGAACCTAACGGTGCTTCTAATTTTGGAACAGGTACTATCGGAGATAACGCAGTTGTATCAGCAACAGTTGTTCAGGCAGCTGCAGGTGGTGCTGAAAGAGAATCAATGGAATCTATTCGATATTTTGCTCCTAAAGCATTACAGGTTCAAGAAAGAGCAGTCACAACAAAAGATTACGAAGTATTATTACAACAAGCATTCCCTGAAATTTCTGCGGTCTCTGCTTACGGTGGAGAACAGCTTGACCCACCTCAATTTGGAAGAGTTGCGATTTCAGTTTTCTTAAATGACAATACAGAAATTATTTCTTCAACATTATCTAATTCTTATATTGCATATTTAAAAGAAAGAGCTCCATTAGGTATTGAGCCTATCTTTATTGAAACTCAATTCTTATATGCTGATATGACTGTTAATGTAAATTATAGTAAAAAGAATACAGAAAAATCAGAAGCAGAATTAGAATCATTAGTACGTGGTGCAATAACAAGTTATTCTGATGACAAGCTTGAAGGGTTTAATAAAACATTAAGATCATCTAAACTATCAGGCTCAATTGATGATTTAGATGTAGGTATTGAAAGTAATGAATTGAATATATGTCCAATCATTGAATATGCACCACCGCTTAATTTTAATACAAACCCAACATTTAGATTTGAAGCTGAACTAATTAAGCCTTATCCTTTCAAGAGTACAAACGGTTTCGTAGATTATAAACCTGCGATTAAGTCAACAGTATTTGATGTTGATGGTACTTGTGTATTCTTACAAGATGATGGGCAAGGTAATATTATGACAATTACTGATGAAGTCACAAACCCACAAATTATTAATCCAACTGCAGGAACAGTTGATTATATAAAAGGTGAAGTTAAATTAACAAACTTTAAAGTTGAAACATTTACAGGTTCAGCAATTAAAATTACGGCAAAGACAAAAGCGGATGATATTAAATCACCACAAGGAAGAGTGTTTATTATTCGTGATACAGATGTTAAAGTAAATATGAACTTGGAAGAATATTCAAAACCGATAGCAACAGCTTCGGCAACAAATCCTCCTAGTGCAACGACAACATCATCTTATTAATAAGAGAGAATTAAAATGGCCCAGGGCGAAATAGACAAAAACATATCGCTTTTCATCAAGCGTCAATTCCCTGCCATCTATAGGGAAGATGGTCCTGAGCTTGTTCAATTAGTGGAAGATTATTATAAGTGGTCTGAAACTCAAGAAAATCAACACATCTATCAACAAAGAAGATATTTTGAAACAAGAGATGTAGATTCTACCTTGGAGAGTATGATTATATTCTTCAAGAAAAAGTTTCTTGCTGACTTACCACTTAAATCAGATATTATTAAATTTATTATTAAGAATATCCTTGACTTATATAGGTCAAAAGGTACTGCTCGTGGTATAGAATTATTCTTTGCTATTTTCTATCAAGAGTTTGATATTGAAATTATATACCCTGCAGAAAGAATGGCAAAAATTTCTGATTCTGAATGGAAGCAAGGTGTATACTTACAGATGTTTCCAAACTTAAATCAGTTTACATCAAAGAGCGGAAAAGAATATACATACTACGATTTATTATCTCGCAATATTACAGGTGCCTTCTCTGGTGCAAAAGCATCAGTTCGTTCAGTTAACTTCTTTATCTTAAATGGTATTAAAACGGCTGTTGTATATCTTGATGGTATTAAAGGAAACTTTGCCAAGTTTGAAGATATTACAACAAAGATTGCTGGAGAAGTTGTTGGATTCGGTAAAGTAAATGGTTCACTATCTGGGTTTATTATTGATGAACAGGCAAAAGGATTAACTGGAAGGTCAGTCGGTGAGATTCTTGATGTTAAACAAAAAGACGGAAACTCAGGTAAAGCAATCGTTACAGCAATCTCTAACGAAACAACAGGAAGAATTAATTACGACGTACTTGATGGCGGTTATGGTTATACAATAGATAACACTAGGTTATTAGTTTCTAACCAATCTCTTATTTTTGATAACACTGATTTAAATTATATTGTTGGTGAAACTGTTCAAGACCAAGGTGGTAATATAGGTACAGTCATTGGTCAAAATGCTGC